AGTAGCGGAATACTAATAATTTGGATACCCGTTTTGCAATAAATTATCTCCCAAAAAATTAGGTTTTAATCCATATAAACTTACTAAAGGTGTCTGCCAAAATCCAACCCATTTAGGCTCTTCTTCTAAAGGTTCGATAACACCCATACGAATAGAATAACCTTTATCCGGAATATTCGCTAAAATCATATATTTGCTAATTATTAAATCTGCTTCTAACACCTGTTTTGCAGATAATCTAGCAAACCATTGGTATTTTACTCGTTTTAAAATGTCCGAAGCTGGAATATAAATCCCATATGCTTGAGGATATAATTTTATATAATCATTACTCATTAAATTTTCTATTAATATTGGTTCATTATCTGTATCTTTAATACCAATTTCCATTCCATCAATCTTATTTATATTCCCTATTTTAACATTTCTCTCGCACCAATTATTTATACTTCCTAAAAACAAACTCTCATTTGTAAAGTCTTGAGCTAAAATTGTTTCCATATAATGCATCATATCTTTTAACGTTTCGTTTTTTATTTTTGAACCCATAAAACGAATATCAGAAGTAAACTTGTTTTGTGTAGATGTAATATTTTTGTCTATATTTTCACAGACAAACATTTTATTTCCAATGGTACCTTTTTCATATAATGGCAACAAATTTTTCATACATAAAAAAGAAATAGGAACAATCATACCCCCATATAAATAAATTAATTTAGATATAGACATTGATCTTATTTTCATAGAGACAGGGTTAGAAAAAAGAGAAAGATCTATTTTATAATCGGGAATTAATTTTTGGAATGATTTATCATCAATTAAACAAATATGAAACGAATCTTTGCAATGATGAATAATACTTTTTACTGTTAAATATAAATAAGGTTGGTTTAGGTCAAAAGAACTTCTTGAACCAAAAGAAAGCCAATTGCGACTGTTGTATTTATACGGAATATAAATCCACAAAATAGGTTTTTTGATTTTACCTAAAGTGCCATTTAATAAATATTTTCTTATATAAGAATAATCATCCCCGTTTTCTTCTTTTATTCTTTTATTTTCCATCAATCTGTATAAATACATTAAAACTAATAGAATGATTAAAAGTATTATATAATTTGTAAAATTTTGTTTTTTCATATGTAATCTTATATTATAAGTTTATATTTTCTCTCTCTTGATTACAATAAAATCTATTATATAATCTATTATATACATATTCAATCATTTTCATAAAATAAATAATAAATAAATAATATTATAATAATTAAAATGGCAGGTGGATTATTGAATCTTGTCTCTCAAGGACAACAAAATATAATTTTAAATGGAAATCCTTCCAAAACTTTTTTTAAAAAAACATATTCTAAATACACAAATTTTGGTCTACAAAAATTCAGGGTTGATTATGAAGGTTCTAAAACAATGAATCTTACAGAAGAATCCGTTTTTACATTTAAAATACCTAGGTATGGAGATTTATTAATGGATTGTTATTTATCCATTGATTTGCCTTATATTTGGTCTCCTATTTTCCCACCTACTATTAATGAACAAACAGGACTATGGACATATTGGGCGCCTTATGAGTTCAAATGGATTGAAAATATAGGTGCGCAAATGATTAGTAATATAAATATAGTATGTGGAAATCAAACATTACAAAATTTTTCTGGAGCGTATTTACTTTCTTGTGTTCAGCGTGATTATAATACAGATAAAAAAAATCTATTCGATAAAATGATAGGAAATGTTCCTGAATTGAATGATCCTGCAAATTATGGTGCGCGTGTAAATTCATACCCAAATGCATATTTTAACGAATCTTTCTCGGGTTGCGAAGCATCTATCAGGGGTAGAACTCTTTATATTCCTTTAAATTCTTGGTTTCAATTGAAATCTCAAATGGCGTTTCCGTTGGTTGCGCTACAATATAATGAATTAATAATAAATATAACACTCAGACCTATAAATCAACTTTTTAAAATACGTGATGTTATGGATGTAAATAACAATTATCCTTATGTAGCGCCTAATTTTAATTTGTATTATATGCAAATGTATCGCTTTTTACAACCTCCGCCTGATATTTTCATTGGTATTGATTCTTATACAGACACACGTTCGGTTTGGAATGCAAATATAAATTTAAATTGTACATATTGTTTTCTCTCAAACGATGAATCTCGTTTATTTGCAATGAATGAACAAAAATATTTATTTAAACAAGTATTTGAGCAGGTATTTTATAATGTAACAGGACCAAACAAGGTTGAACTTAATTCGGTTGGTATGGTTTCGAATTACATGTTTTATTTGCAAAGAAGCGATGTGAATTTTAGGAATGAATGGAGTAATTATACAAATTGGCCATACAATTATTTGCCACAAGATATTATTATTGCTCCTACAGACGGGAATTATGTATTAACTAATATAACTACTGAATTGTTTCAACCATCTCCTCCTAGAACTGTTTATGTAGGTCCGGGTGTAAACCCAGATGGTACTATATCTGGGTTATTTATTACAGGACAGTATAATATTCAAAATATTAAAGATATCTTGGTTAATTTGGCGATATTGTTTGATGGAGAATACAGAGAGAATAATCAACCCGTAGGGGTATATAATTATATTGAGAAGTATACGCGAACGGCTGGTAATGCTCCAGATGGTTTGTATTGTTATAATTTTTGTATGAACACATCTCCTTATGATTTACAACCAAGTGGTGCGATTAATATGAGCCGTTTTAATAAAATTGAATTTGAATTTACGACAATTATTCCACCATTGAATTATTTGGCTCAGACAATGACAATTTGTGATCCTACAACTGGTGATATTATAGGAATAAACAAACCTACTTGGCAAATTTACGAATATAATTTTAACATGGTTGTTTTTGAAGAGAGAATAAACATGGTTGTATTTGTTGGTGGAAATGCTGGGTTAGTTTATGCAAATTAATGCAAATTAAGTTTTTGGGGAATGTTCCGCACGCACGCAAAGAATGTTCCGCGAATGTTCCGCACGCGCGAAAATTTTCATTATAAATTAAAGATACGCATTTGCTGCCAAAGGTCCGGTATCGACAAATTCTCCCGATAAAGAATGTCTTTTTGGATAATTCGGAGAAAATTCTTTGTCTTCTTTTGATAAAACAGAATTATTACGCTGTAAAAATAATTCTTGGCCAGATTTATACTTTTCACTCCATGTATCTACTCCTTGGAAATATTGCGGGGGAGGACCTAAATAATCATAATTATAAATTCTAGCTTTTTTACCCATATCATTTGTTAAAGACGAATATGCATATATATTAGAATAAGATAAACTACTGGCATTATTATAACCAGGTAATTCTTTAGATATCTTTTTCTCTCTATTTATAATTGGTTGACAACCTTTACAATCAATATCTGATGTACATTGCTCACCAGTAATTGAACATCTAGATAAAGGTCCGCAAAAATTAGAACAACTATATCTTGTATTTATAGGAAGATTTACAGTATGACTTGTTTCTGGCGTACCTAAATCAATTGTAGGACCATAATTATTAAAACATTCTACAACAAATTTATTTTTTATTAAATAATTTATCCACAAAAATAATGAAAATATAAAAATTATTACAATAAAACTTGATATTAATAAAATTTTAGTATTCATATTATAATAATATAAAATATTGTAAAATTAAATATATTTTATATCATTTTATATAATGGAATCATTTTTAAAATCATTTTATATAACGGCAAAACCTGAAAAAAAAGAAGAGGTAAAAAAAGAAGAGACAAAACCAAAAGAACAGGTAAAACCAAAAGAAGTTAAAAAAGAACCACTAACTTTTTTTCAACAAATAATTAACTTTTTAAAATCTATTATCTACAATATTATTTTTTTTTTAATTATTTTTGTTATTGGTGTAATGGTTCTGTATTCTTGTAAAATAGCACAAACTGGTGTTTTGCCTCTAAACGATCAAATATTTCCATATGTTGATGGAAAGTGTAATAAATATGATAGAATACCAGTTAATATTAATACATTTACAGACGAAGACGGAATAGACTATTCACAAAAATTGTATGTAGATAATTATGAAAAAAATGTAGATTCCAAATTCTTTAAATTTTATAGAGGTATTAATTCTTCAGACCCAGGATTTAATGGATATTTGTTAACTGTATTAAAAAAAATAATTTTGATTAATTTTATGTTTGAAGATTTTATATGGAATTTTTTCAATAAAAATTTATATGAATCTGTTATTATTTTTATTATACCATTTATTTTACCTTTTATAACAATTATTTTATTACTAGTAAACTTTTTTTATTTTTTTTATTCTTTGATTTTTTCCGCTGGTATTTTTCAAGATAGTTACAAATATTATTATTATTTTGTTGTATTTTGTTTATTTTTTTTATTTTTTATATTGTTTTTTTCT